ATAGGTGCTGACAGTGGATTCAATCTAGGTAGATCATCAGAGATTCTAAGAGACGAACTTATGTTCAGTAAGTTTGTGGGTAGATTGCGTAAAAGATTCAGTCGTCTATTCTTAGATCTACTCAAGACACAACTTATCCTCAAGAACATAGTAACTCCAGAAGATTGGAGCAAAATGGCAGAGCACATACAATTTGACTATCTGTACGATAATCATTTTGCTGAATTGAAAGAGACAGAGTTGATGAATGAGCGTTTGAATCTAATGGCAGCGATAGAACCTTACATAGGGACTTATTATTCTCGTGATTACGTAAGGAGAAAGATATTACGTCAGACAGATGAAGAGATAGAAGAGATGAAAGAGGAGATGGTAGAAGAGAATGCTACTGGAGAAGGTGTGCCACTTGAAATGCAAAATCAAATAGCGCAAGGTCAGGCAGAAAATGGATCGATAGGTAAAACAAATCTTGGCAAAAATCCTAAAGAACCAGACACCGATGGAAGTGCTACTGAGGCACCTACTTTAGACATCAAAAAGGCTAAGATATAAATAGAGACAGCGTTTCTATAACTTATAATGGACACAAATGAATTGATTGGGATGATGTCTAATGATGAAACATCTTCATCAGAGGTGCATGATGCCATCAAAACTTTATTATATCAAAAAGGAGCAGAGGTAGTAGATCGTATCACGCCCTCTGTTGCTGCTGGCGTTTTTGGTTCTGGAGAAGAATCAGAAGCGGATTTTGAATCACCAGTAGACGCTGTTGAACCTGAACAAGAACCGCAAGACGAGGAGTGAAATGTCACAAGTTTTAAGTCTAATTGATGATCATGGAGAGTTATCTAGTGCTAACGCCACCACGGTAGCATCAGGTGCAAAAGCAGTGAAAAGCGGTATTTTATACATTGCATGTAGTTCCGAAAAGAAAAGTGGACACATCTCTGTATGTAATACAATCGCACAAGCAGGTGTCGGATCATTTCACGTCGAGAAAGGAGATAACTTTCTTTATCGTTATGGTCATCCCGCACATGCAAAGGCAGTCGCTGTATCAAAAGCAAATCCATGTGTAATAACATTGGATAGGCAAGATACAAAATTCAGAGTTGGTGATTTTGTCACCATGACTGGATCATCTGTAGGAACTTATAATAGCACTATTGCTCATAAAGAGATTACTGCTATACAAATACCACAGAGATCTAACGATTACAAAACAAAAATTACTGTTGATGCTAACACATCATCACTCGCTGATTTTACAGGAACAGCAGAGTTGACAAAGACAGTTATTTTTAGACTGGCACCTGAAACATCAGACGGATGTACAATGCATCTACACGAGGTAAACATCGCATGAAACTAATTTCAGAAGAGATTGAATCAGTAGAAGTTATTACCGAAGAAAAAAACGGTAAGAAAACTCTCTACATTCAAGGACCTTTTTTACAGGCAGAAATAGTAAACCGAAATAAAAGATGTTATCCATTGGACACTATGGTCAATGAGGTAAAACGATACTCGGATTCTTTTGTCAATACAGGTAGAGCACTTGGTGAATTAGGTCATCCCGACGGACCTCAAATAAATCTTGATCGTGTATCACATAAAATTACAGAACTTCGTCAAGAAGGAAATAACTTTATAGGTAAGGCACAGATACTATCTACCCCCATGGGTAAGATCGCTTCCTCTCTCATTGGTGAGGGTGTGAAGTTAGGAGTATCATCAAGAGGCATGGGTTCAATCGTTCAAAGAGACGGTGTGAACTATGTCGGAGAGGATTTCATGCTCGCCACTGCTGCTGACATTGTAGCAGATCCCAGTGCACCAGACGCTTTTGTCGATGGTATCATGGAAGGAAAGGAATGGGTTTGGGAAGGTGGCATGCTACGTGAAAAAGCATGCGAGAGCGCAAAACGAGAGATCAATACTCTTGTAGATGAGAAATTATTAGAGGCAAACAAGTTGAGAATGTTCGCTAATTTCTTATCAAACCTATAATTGTCTAAATAATAACAGTATTCATAAGTAAATACGGAAAGTTAACCAATGGCTGCGAAAAAACAACTACATGAAATGGAGAACCAGGTTACCAAGGGCGCAAAATCTGCTGACCCTATGCCTAAAGCTCCTAACTACGTGCCCGATAATGCACCTGTAGAGGACTTAGGTGGTCCTACTCCAACAAACAACTCACCTACAGATGATTCTAACAAGATGAAGACACCTACTGCTACTTTAGCACAAAAGGGTGATCCTCATTATAAGAACGCTTCTGGCACAATTCAATTACCAGGACCTGCTGCTTTGAAGAGCACTGGATATGGTAAAGGTGCAAACGAAGAAGTTGAATCTGAAGAAGAAGTTGTAAATGAGCAACCTGTAGAGGAGACTCCCGTAGTAGAAAATGAAGAACAGGAAGATGTAGCACAAGAACTTGTGATTGATGTCACAGATGATGTTGCTGCACTATTAGAAGGTGAAGAACTTTCTGATGAATTCCAACAAAAGACTGCTACTATCTTTGAGGCTGCAGTAAGGTCTAAAGTAGAGCAAGTTGCAACTGCACTTGAGCAACAGTTTGCTCAAGCATTCGATGAGGAGATCGCTTCTCATAGAGCAGAACTTACAGAGCGTGTTGACTCTTACTTAGAGTACGTCGCTAATGAGTGGA